AGCAATACCTTTTATTGCGCTTACCTGGGTACCAGCGGTTGCTAAATCAACATTAGACTGTGTTATTGTAAAGTTGCCAAGTGTTGGTGCTGAATTTGCTGGTATTGCAACTTCAGCAATAATGAAATCACCTATTCTTACTTGCTCTCCTATGAAAACTCCGTCGGCTGTTACCGTATATGCATCTCCTTTATCAATAGCAATGTTTGACGCTCCTGATAAAGCAGGTGAGTTTGCGCTAGCGTCATATCCTCCTTTATAATCTAAAAGACCTGTTGCTACTGTATCTACATAATTTTTTGTGGCCGCATCTTGAGCAGACGTTGGGTCAGATATATTTTCAATTCTAGCGTTCTTAGTTCCTGCAGTTACAAAGTCAAATATTTGATCTCCTGTAGCAAGTGCTGTTCCGGCGTTTGCTACGGCAGCTGTAGTAACACTAATTTCTGGGATAGGTCCACCGGGGGATGTTATCGATACTTGATTTGCGGTTCCTGTAGTAATTCCAGTTACATCACCACCCATTGATTGCCAATTGGCTCCGTCGTAATATTTAACTACATCATCTGTAGAGTCATAATACACCTGACCTTCTACAGGATTAGAAGGAGCTGATCCTAGCACTTGGATTACAGCATTTTGTAATTCATTTTTGTTTAAGTCTATGTTGTTTAAATACTTAATAGCCATTTGTTTTTTGTTTTTAGTTCAAATACGCTTTTCCTGAAAAAGCAGATGTAAAACTTATTGTTAAATTATTGTTATCTAAATATGTTGTAAATCCTTGTACTATATTATTAGCGCTATCCACTACGCTTACGCTAGGAAATTTTGCTAAATTATGTTGTATATTCCAAACGCTTGAAGCACTTGGTTGGTTAAATGTAAAAAACTTATCACTTTCAACATCAGGAACCCCCATAGCTGCTACCGCAATAGAGTCTAAAGCAGGTGTGCCGCTACTTCCTACATGCGTTAAATTTAGCAAGAAAGCATCCGATAAGTTAGTTATTGATCCAACAGCATAAATTGCGTAATTAGACTGCCCTCCTTGTGTTGAGTTTGTTATTTTAATATTTTGATTTAAAAGTAAAGCAACCATTGGTGAAATATTAACAAGACTTATTGTTTTTTTAGAAAAAGCAATTGCTGTTATATTAGACCAACCAAATTGTTGAGGTGCTGTATTATCTACAGCGTACCTAAACTCTTTTGCGTGTATAGCATTATTTTCATACTTACCTGCATACTGATATTGTAAACCTATTTTTGCACCATCAGCATCACCTGTTTTAGAATAGAATTCTGCAATACCACCTATTGAATATAGCTTAGTTGAATTGTTATCCCCTATGTCAGAACCTACTAGTTTATCTCCGCCAGTGATAGCGGTATCTATTTGATAGTTTTTTATTCTTGACATGCTTATGGGTATTGAGTTGATGAGTTAAGACTGTACGCTTCAAAACAACCTACGGAATTAAAATTCAATACAAAGCGAACATTGGTACTAGATTGCGCTCCTAATGTAAACGTTCCTGTACCACTTCCTGAAGAACCAGAACCGGGTAGCGTTCCACCGTAAGTTCCTGCTAAGCCTGGTGCTACAGCTAAATTAGCGCTACTAATGTTACTATTATTATTGTAACTCCATGCAATACTCCATGCTGCTCCTTGTGCCCATCTTAATTGTCCTGATACGGTAGTAGTTACATAGTTTGTGTTTGTAACAGTAACTGATCCGGTAGGCGTGTAATAAGTTATTCCTGGTCCACCACCTTGGGAAAATGAAGAGGTAAAGGTTGATCCACCTCCTTGTAAAGTTGTATTTCCTAATGGTGTTAAAGTTACCGGAAACGATCTAGATGATGCAGTACAACTTCCATTATAACCAGCTGTAACAGTATGGTCAAATGGTGAAGTTCCTAAATTATATGATCCAGAGAGCGAACCCGATAAAGAATATGAACAACCAATTTCACCTGTAACCCTAAATATGCGAGTGCCTCCAGTGGTGCTTATATTGCTTGTATCTGTATAAGCCGCGCTTTGCAATACTACTTCATTAGGAAATATTTGCGTATCCCCTGCGTACATAGCACTAACATCTGTATGGCCTGCCTTTACGGCGGATATAGCTTCTGGTCCTAAATTAGTTGGCATATTATGCTATTACGTATATTGTTTTAGGGTCATAGATATCTATCTGATAACCTGTTGTCGCTGCTGATGTATATGGAGGAGTGAAATCAATTATAACACTTGCTGCGTCAGGCACACTAGATACCGTTCCTTCTGTTCTTGTCGTATTTCCAGCACCACTTCCCGTTACATATACAGTTGCTCCAGCGCTAAATATAGATGATGAAGTAACTACAAAGTACATTGAAGAACTTGCTAGTGGATTACTACCGGTTGATGCACTTGTTTGTTTAAGTGCATCATACTCGGCTTGTGAACCCTTCCAGAACTCTAGTTGCTTATTTTTTTTATTACCGGTGGTGCCATCCGTAAATGGTTGACCACCGATTATTTCTGTTAAATTTGACATATTGTTTTTATATTTTATTCGAACCCATATTGTGAAATATTTACGGTACTGCTTCCTCCACTATTCGTAACTGTTACAACTCCAGTTCTTGTTGATAAACTAGGGTTATAGCTACAAGAAACGGTAATAGTATTACCACTTTGTGATGTTGTAATCCAACTTTGATTGTCAGAAACAGTATATGAAACGCTTGACGTTACAGTAAAGGTACTTCCGCTTGCAAGGGAGTTTCCGCTTTTATCATAATCTAAGCTCGATTTACTGAGCGAAGGTGGACTAACTGGTGGTGGAGCTGCTTCTTGTGTCCAAGTTACAGAATCTAATAATGTACTTTGAGTAGATCCACTATATAATTTTATGGTTCCAGTGCGTGTACTTCCAGAAGTATTCGCTGATAAACTCCATGATTTTGTTGCATTTGTTGTACCAGAATGCGTAGCAGTCATGCCGGTTCCTGTAGTTACCGTGTTCCAAATTCCATTTGCAGTAAGTGAGAATGTCCCTGAGTGTGCAGTATGAACTTTTGGAGCAGCAAAACTAGTTGTTATGCTTCCAGTAGTGGCATTAGAAGGTCCAGGTGCTGCAATGTTAAATGTTAACGAACTAACATGGCTATTTGGCACGAGAACAGAGCCTGTGCTTACTGCGCCTCCTGTAATAGCAATGAACGAGGAACTTCCATTGTGCTTATAAACATATGTTCCCGAAGATGGAAAAGTTAAATTTATAGCACTCAAACTAGTGTTGATACCAAGTATGGAAGGATAGTTTGAATAATTCGTACCACCTCCTGAACCTGATGCTGTGTCAGGAACGTAAGCAGGCCCATCTGCTAGCGAAAACCCTCCTGGTGACGTATATGGTATTGTCCAAGAAAACTGTACTCCAGATGTCCCAGAAAATGTAGTATTACCATTTTGCCATACTCTACCTGGTGAACCATTTGTTGCTGACACCCCTATTGAAGGAGATGTTGAACTAGCATTACTTGAAGTTACTCCACTTAAAAAAGAAGAATTCGTTATAGTAACCGCAGATTGTAATTGAACATATTGTATAAGTTGTGTTGGGTTTGATATAGTTGAATCCGTATGTGTGTAACCACCACGTGATATAGTAGAAGAAGTAAAATTTGTACCGCTTCTCCAAGCATATCCAGTAATTGGTGTTGCCCGCAAATAAGCTTGAAAGCCAGTAATTACGCTAGAACAGCCTTGTGTCCATCTCCAATATGAACCACCACCATAAGACCAAACTGCAGTATAAGTTGGTATAGTTGCATTATATGGGCCCGAGCCGTTAACAGTTAATGTTACGGTTTTTGTTGATATACCGCTCCATGTGCTACTATTTGTATCATAGCTAGCCGCATAAAATGTTCTGCTAACAGAAGTACCACAAGTACCGTTGGTTTGGGAGGCAGAAAGTGTATTGCTTGTTAAAGCTGGATTGCCAAATCCTAAACCTGTTGAAGTAGTTGATACCTTTGAAAATACACCCGATGCTGGTGTTGGAATTGTTCCTGTTGATGAAGCGTTTGAGGGGTGTGTTACTGATGAATTACTTGCTGAAATTGTAGGGCCATTAAATGCCGCGGCTGTAACAGTTACTGTTGACGTTGCTACCCCACCTCTATTATCAGTTGCAGTTATAGTAAAAACATTGTTTGACGTAACTGGTCCTATTGTGGGAAACCACGAACTAGCTATAGTAAAATTGCATGTTCCTGAATTCTGCCCAGCTGAAAAACCACTTACGTTTACATTACCACCACTTGGGTCGGCTACTGTAATAGTGCTTACTGTATCTGCTGCGTCCGAGTCTGAATAAGTAAACGCTATAACTTGACTAGCGCCAGCAGTAACCTGTATATCTGTATTGTTAGCCCCCGGTGTCCCAACTACAGGTCCCGTAATACTGATTACTGGAACTTGGTTATTTACCCAAACAGTGGTACCACCTTGATCTATCTTTTGAACCTGGTTTGGCCCAAAGTGAAAATTTAGTCTATCGGTTAGTGTACCAAAGTTTATATCTTCTGCCATTAGCTAGTAAATATATATAATGTTGATCCATCTCTTGATGATGGTGCGTTAGCTTCCGGTCCAACCCAAAATTTAAAACCTGTAGTAGGAGTTTGAGAAGATCCGTCGTGTAATAAATAATCCACTTGATCAGCGTTAGTTGTAAAATCTATTGGTTTTACATCAAGACCACCTGGATAAAATGTTTTTGAATCTGCCATAATTATGTCATTAAGTAACCAACAGAAGAATTTATATGTGTAAATCTTATTGGTTGGTTATTAGTTATAGTTAATGATTGCGATGACCCTTCTATTAAAGCGGTAGCTACTGTAATAGTTGCTGTTCCAATTCTTTTAACTAATATAGTTGATCCATCTGCGGGCGCAGTTGGAAGTGTTATAGTAAAGTTATTGGATCCATCTAATACATATATACTATTATCTAATAAAGTAGTATTGCTTGATATTTGAAAGGCTTGAGCGCCGGCAATTCCTAGAAGTCCAGCGCTTGGTAGCTCTATTGTAAGTCCCATTAGTTAATTCCGTTTACGATCCAACCATTAGCTGTGTTAGAATAAAACAGTTCAAAAGAAGCTGTTGATTCATCTAACACTAAAGTTGTTGATCTCATTATTTTTTCTGATCCATTAGGATTTATTGTCCATACATATGATGATGCGGAATAACCGCCGGAAGAATCTAGCGATGACATATTAGTAAACCTAACCGTATCACCTGCAGAACCTGCTGGTAATGTAACTGTTCTATCAGCCGTAATACCATCTAATATATAATGTTTAAAATTTTCTACGGTAGTATTTGTAGATAAAGCACCTCCAAAAGCATACCCTTGATTTAAAACAACTTGTCCATTAGAACCAGCTACTGTTTGTAAATTACCAAAGTCTATACTTACTACCGGAACATCTGTATTACCTCCATACGTATATCTAGCGCCATTAGCACTTCCTAATACACTTAAAGGGTTATGAGATAATGCGTTTGTTGCAGGATCTAAAAACACAAAGTTTGTTTTAGTAGCCTGTGGTATTGAATTAAGCTTTACAACTTCAGAGTCTATATTGAACGTGCTAGTATGCAAATTCATAGTACCGTAACCTTGTCTACCGAATGTTAAAACATTAGTTCCGGTATCATAAGCAACAACTAAGTACATGTCTATAGAGTTGTCTAACATCTGACCTCCTGCTGAAGGAAATGCTGCGGTGTACGTAGTACTTACAAAATATAACTTCTTACCTGAAGGTATATTTTCAAATGTATTTTGGAAGGCTGTTCTATCACCAGATGCAACTGTAAATGAAGTAGTGCCCGCTGTAACAGATGGAGCGCTACCTAATGAAGCTGGAGATGTGGCTGCTGAAAACAAAGCTCCTGCAGCGTTCTGTGTCGCATAGAAAAATCTACCTGGCGTAATATTAGCTGGAGGTCCCGCAAGTACTTCTGTGAGTCCCGGAATAGCTTCTGCTACACCCGATGACAAAGCTGGTAAACTAAAATATTTATCATCTACTTTTAATGATGTTAAATACCCTTCATTGCTTAAAGTACCTTGAGATATATTACCTGCAACTTGATTGTCTATATTATTACCTGAAGCATCTTTTAATTGAACGCCTGTTGAAGACAATACTGATTTAGTACTGTTTGCATTTAGCGCATGAAATTCAGGCGCTGTTGTATTAGCAGAAAATGTCGTAGAATTTGCAACTAGATTAGAGCCAGCTCCTGTAACAGTTAAATTTGTACCGTCTGTACTTAATTTAACGTTAGGTGCAGTATCTCCAAAAGTAATTGATTGAGCTGAGGTTTTTATATTTAAATTGCCACCTAAGTCTATATTATTTACTACAAATTCTTTACTAACTTCTAAGTCTCCTACTATTTGTGTTTTAACTTGCTGAACACCTGTTAAAAATGTAAACTCAGAAAAAGCAACTTTACCTCCTGTGTAAGTTTCTCCTAATGTAACATTAAAACACCATTCAGTATATTTGTTATTTCCGTTGCTAACATATTTACTAAAATTAGCTTCTGGTGAATCTGTAAGTAATGATCCAGAATTAAAAGAAGTTATTGTACCAGTAAATGTGTCACCAGCTAAAACTCCTGTAAATGTAGCGGAGTTATCAGCAAATGCTTGAAAATCGTAGTCTAATCCAAACTGACCATCATTGTAATCTCTTATAATTAAAAACACTTGGCCATTACCAAGAGTATTTAAATATATTTCTGAACCTGTATTTACAGTGCTGCTTTTTAAAACAACATTAGTTAATACAGACCCAGCTAATGTTCTAACTTGCGCTTTTTCGTACGCAGTTCCTTCTCTATTTACAGAAAGGAAAAAGCCTAAAGGAACATAATCTGGTATGTTATTAGTAGATGGCTGATTGCCAAGTATATAAGACTTTAAGCTGTCTATCGTATAATTTTTGGTAGCTAATGCGGAACTTGAATTTGCATCAGTACCCAAAAGTTTATCACTACCTTCAACTAACGAGTCAATGGTATATGTACTGATTCTTGCCATAATTATTTATTTTTTAATAAAGTCCCGTTACTACTATTTTTTACTCTTTGAGTTATTGGTTTATTGCAATTACAATTTCCATCACTACCACAGTCACATCCTTTTGTATCAATGCCGGGTAAACCTTTGTATAAGTGTTTTTCGTTTTTCATCGTACTATGCGTCTGTTATTAATGCTTCAACTACACCATTTACTGTAATAGTGTCACCGGTTGCATATTTGTATTCTTGTGCGATACCTTCAGGCGTTTTAAATATTATGATTGAGTAAGAAGGTTGGTTAGCCCCTGTAGGGGTTACTGTCATTACAGCTGTAACACTGTTAGGACGTACCTTTACATCATATACTAAGTTTGCTACATTTGTATCGTATGTTCCGTTTGCGTTTTGATTTGGTCCATTAGTCATAAACGGGCGTAAAACCACACCTGTGATTTTAACACCTGCCGATGGCACAGCTGAAGTATAAGTTATTTCACCTGTAGTACCGTTAACTGATGGAGTTATAGCTAAAAATCCCATTTTTTATTTTTTTTGGTTGTTAAATTTTTTAATTGCTTGACTATATACTTTATCTATATATCTATTGCGCTTCATTATTTTATTGCGCTTTGCTGATTCAGGTAGATCTTCTTCGTTTATTAATATTCTATATATTCTATTTATTAATAATTTACCCTTTTGACTTACTTTGTATTTATTGTGATCACCCCGTCTTCCAACTCCTTTGTGTATTTTTTCAATCCACTCATTTCTTTGAAGCCTATAAAAACGTTCTTTATCCCAAGAGTAATATAAAGTGCCTTCCTTAAAATCGTCTATTGTAAAATACTTAATAGGATCTAAGTAAAATAATAATTCTAAATCAGCAACACCTAAATCATAGTTTGTGCAGGCCCATCTTGATACAAGTCTATAGTATTTTAAAAAATCGACTTTTAGCTCGCCTCGCTGTGCGAAGTCGCTTCTATCCATTATACAATAGCCACTACGTCTCTCAACATAATAACTTTATATATATCATTACCTTGTTCAATTTGATGACCTGCTACCCTATCAAACAATATAACTTGATCTTTCTCTAATTGACTAGGACCGGATGAAATCACCCGGCCTTGTCTGTATCTTATGTCTTCTCTATGTTTTTCAGCAAGTTCTAAACCACCTGCTGTTTTCTTAGATTGTTCTAAAATTTCTTTTAATATAATATAATTACCTATAGCTTTCATTATTCTCTCACGTTACTTACTACACATTCTGTTGATAAAATTGTTGTTGCTACTGAAATAGCACTACTGAGCGCTGTCTTAGTAACAAGCAATGGATCTATAATACCCATATCTATCATTACTTTTTGACAACCGCAGTTTACGTCTACGCCAATGCCCCAACCATCTAGTGTATAAGATTTTGGAGATAAGCCAGCGTTATCTAATATTTTTGTAAATGGCGCAACCAACGCTTCTTTTAGTATATCTACACCTTTAAGTTCGCCTTGGTTTAATTCTAACTCCCAATTCGCTGTAGCAGCATAAGCTAAAGCAGAACCACCACCTGGCAGTATTCCTTCTTTCTTAGCTGCACGAACCGCGTGTATAGCATCATCTACTCTGTCTTGTTTTTCTTTTAGCTCTACCTCAGTTGCTGCACCTACATAAATTACAGATACACCTCCTGACAATAAAGCTAAGCGATCATTTAAATGCCTTGTGGTAACAAAATGATCTTCTTTCTCAAGTTCAGTTTTTAAATAATCAATACGCTCTTGCACTTCGTCACTTTTTTCTGACACAACAAGTACAGTACCATCTTTATCTGAAATGGCTTTATCAGCCGATCCTAACATGTCAGTGGTGATAGCATCAATAGAATCACCAAGTGACTCATCAAATACTTTCGCTCCGACAAGCAATGCGAGATCCTCCAATATATCTTTACGTTTTAGACCAAAACTTGGAGGTTCAACAACATTGACCTTAATATTGCCCTTTACTTTATTCATGGCTAACGCAGTTAATGGTTGCGATTCTAAAGGTGCAATAAGGAGTATGGGTCTATTGGTCTTAATAGCATACTCCAAGATGTCTTGAATTTTCCTTACATTAGGTATACTAGAAGCACTCATAAAAATCAAAGGATTTTCTAGCTCGCTAACTTCTTTTTCTTTATTAGTATGGAAGTGAGGAGATTTTGATGTGCTACCTATTTTAGTTCCTTCTACAGAATCAATGTAAGTATCATTAGTAGGTGATGTTTCCATGGTAACAATACCATTATCACCAGCATTTAAGAAGGCTTGTGTAATTAAGTTTCCTAGATCGTGATCGTTGTTAGCAGATATAATAGAAACGTCGTGTAACATCTTATCATCTACTTGTAGTGCTCTTTTAGTTAGCTCATCTACAACAACACTAGATAACTTATTAATACCAGACTTAATGTCTCTGAAGGAAAACTTGTTACCTTCTAATTTAAAATAAGAATCTATAATAGCTTTAGTAAGTACTATTGACGTTGTGGTTCCATCACCGGCAACTGACGCCGTGTTCTGTGCAGCCTGCTTCATCATAGATACAGCTAAGTTTTCAACTGGATCTTGAAGTAATATACTGTTGGCTACAGTAACACCATCTTTAGTTACGTGAGGACCACCGAAGTCGTCTTCTAATATTACAGTTTTACCGCTAGCTCCTAATGTAGAGCCAACGGCATCTGCTATCTTTTCTATTCCTTTAATTAATTTGCTTTTAGCTTCGTCTTTAAAATATGTTTTCTTAACGAGCTTTGGTCCGCCAAATTGTGTCATTTAATTGTATTTAATTTAATTTAATTTTATTTTAGCAATTCCATTTACGACGTGCTGCTCTTCCTCTTTCTGAGGTCCAGCTTTTTGAACGTGCGCAAAATGATTTTCTTCGCTTGGCAGCTTTACTGCCCTTTTTTAATTTAGAAGGTGGTGTAGTAACAGCTGTTTTAAGCTTACTACCAGGATTAGCTTTTTTATAAGCTTTAACACCTTTAGCGGTCATACCGCCTCCGGCTTTTTTACCTGCGCCACCGCCCTTCTTAACCTTCGCGTAATAGCCTAATGACTTTTTGCGAGAAGGGGCCGGTTTTCTTTTTTTAATAGGCATTAAGAGCTAAAGTATTTTTTTACTTTTTTATATACTTTCTTGCCTTCTTCTAATAAGTCTGTATTTTTTTCGCTTCTACCTTTAGTACTAATACGAGCTTTTACACCACCTACACTAATATTTTGAGGACCGCGTGGAGCTTTTTTAGAAGCTGATTTTTTCTTGGGAGCATTTGCTACCACCTTCTTCTTTTTATCATGCCCATCATTTAGTGGAGCATCCCCTTCGGTTCCGTAATTAATGCCCGATCCCATATATTTGTTTATAGGGGTATCTCTAAATGCGCCAGGAGAATCTACTTCCCTTGACCCAGGTTTCATTGAGTAGTTCATAGGTGTTCCGTAATTTAATGGTGGTTTATTTTCAGCTGCTTCTTTCTTTTTCTTTGCAACTCTCTCCTTGTTCTTTATTCTTTCGCTATTTTTAAGCTCTGTTTGGGCTTTATTAGCTGAACGATATAAATCAGCTTTATTAGATGCTTTTCCACCCTTTACTCCGGCCATGGATTGAGCACCTCTTGAAAGTCTAGTTTTATTACCCACTGTAACTTCTCTTTTGTCGTACTTCTTCTTCATTTTAGCTTTACTATCAGACCTCCGAGTATTTGCAACTGATCTTCTTTGATCTAAATCTAAACTTGAAGTATCTATAGCTACGCGTGGTCCTGTAATTTCGCTTACTTTTTTTGCTCTTTTTCTTGTTGTGCTCATAATTTAATATTTACTTTTACCTTCTATTTTTGTTCCTTTACCGTCGTTTCCGCGGTTTGCTTTTACGCTTTTAAATTTTCGGTCTTTATGATCGTAATCTTTATTGGTCAGAGATCTACCCGCCTTCTTTGCAGCTCTACGTTTCTTTTGGCTATCTGCTCGTTTTTTCTTACGTGCTGGTGAATTCGCATATTGCAAATCCCGCTTAGCCTTAGCCGCTCGGGCTTTAAGGGTTAGTTTCTGACTCATTATCTTTAAGTATTTTCTTAGCAGCTATTCTATCGTCGTAATCTAATGCTGCTTTTAAAATGATTTTATCCATAACATCATCTTGATTTTCAAGAATTTGCCTTTGTAGGTTAATAATCATTTCTTCTAAATTATCTTTGGCTGCTACTAAAGTTTCAATCTGATGTTCTTTCTTTTCTAAACTTGACTTTAAAGCGTTGACATCATCAGGCTTAGCTCCTGTGATTGTACTAACCACAAGACCAATAGACGCTGATATAGTACCAATCAACATCATAACAACTTCTTTGTTGGTTTCTAGAACCGGGTATCGCATTAAAATAAATATGATTGCCATTACCAGTAGGAATATAAATAAGCTTCCTACGTAGTGTCGTATTTCTTTGGCTACGCCGTTCTTTGGGAGTTTCATTTTTTGGTTTTGCGTTTAGTTGTTTTTCTTCTTATCTGAGACGTTTTTCTACCCATACCAACTCGTTTCTTTTCTGCAACCGCTTTCTTCTTTTCTGCGGGGGACATTTCTCTCCACGTCTTTACAGTACTACGAGATACTCTTTTAGATGGGCGGCACTTTTTTGTTTTTTTATTTTTAGTGGAACCACAAGCATTGCCTTTTTCGTCAGTCCACTTTTCTTTAAACCAACGTTTAAGTGCTAATCCTTTTTTAGTTTTTCTTACTGCCACTTTTATGAATTTTTTGTATTGGAAAATTAGCATATAATGAAGCCCCAGGATGTTTTACAAATTTACCTGTATGCTTCATAAGTTTATAACTACTGCCTTTTTTCATCCAATGATAACTATCGGGCGCTTTTACACGCTTCATTTTACCGGTAGCCATTACTTGTAGAAGTAACTACCACTACCCATTCGGCTCATGTCTGAACTATCTAATGGAAGACTTTGGCGTCTACGCTCTTCGTAATCGAAGTTAGTATTCATTCTATCTGATGCTGGGCCTAATATTGCATTAGAGCTACCACGCGGGGCCGCACTTGGGATTGGTTCTGGTGTAGCGGGGTTTACAATAGCTTGTGTAAAGCCTCCTGCACTTGGTGCGCTAGCTGTACCTATTGACTGATTGTTAACAGCTGGTGCTGCAGGTGATGCTGCACTGCCGCCGCCGCTTCCGCCGCTATTAATATTATGTTTAGATAAGGTGTCTGCCGCTGCCTGTATATTATCAATGTCACCTTGATAGTTCATAGGAGAATCCCCATCTGATCTAACTGCCGATGCAAATGAATCTGGAAGTTGACCCGCTGCTTCTGCTGCGCGTAATTTTTCGTTAAAATCTAAAGGCGATCTAGCGTGACCGCATGGTGTGCTTTTGGGGTTCATCCCCTGTGAGCCTAAGTTTTGCGGCCCTATTCCTTTTATCATATCTTTATGTTTTTTTACGTTAATCCGTGAGCTGCTTTACTAAACTCATAATTAGCGGCTACTTCTGCGTTAGTTAATGCTTTATTATAAAATCTAACTAAACTCATCCAACCTTTATACCAAGAACTGTAATATGAAAAACCACTACCATAGTTACTTCTTCCAATCCAAACTTCTTGACTGTAACCGTAAGGGGCTCCTTGCAACACACGGCTTGCATTTTGACTTATACCAACTTCTTGGCCGTTTATAAACATCTGCCCTCTTAGGGTAGAATTATTTCTTGTACTAACGGCTTGGTACCAGTTACCACCAGAAAGTCCAGTTGCGTAGGTTGCTGAATTATACCCACCTACAGATGTGTTGGCATAATCGCCTATCCTCAGATACTGTTTGTAATAAGGAGATGAATGTTGAATGTAATCATATCCCCACAACCACGGAGTTGATTGAATCCCGTAAGGTACATACTTAAACCATATTTCAATACTAAAGCTAGATTTGTCAAAGTGCCCTAGACCGTTATTTCCTCCACTGGGTGGTGCAAAATTAAAGTAGCCTCCATTGAAATACCAAGAGCCTACTCCTGTTGCTGCTTCATTTTGCCAAGCTACATTTGAACCGCTTCTATTAAAATTATAGCTAGATCCACTAGCATCAGCCCATTGGGTTGAAGAAGAAGAGTACGAACCGTCGTTAGCATTTAGATCTAAGATTAATCCATCAGTAGTGTAGCCACCACCACCGCCGCTTTGAAACAGTTTTTTGCCAGTAACACTCATGTTAGTAAGTTATTAAATACGACATTACAGCCGCTTTATCGGCTAAAGCGTTTATTGCTACCTCGTGGGCATCACATGCTGTTCTTACGGCTGCTCTACTGTCTAGTATAGCTTGGCTTGTAGTATTGCCTAATTCAGTATCTCTTATAATAACCCAGTCAGTGTGTCGTAAAGAATCTGAAGCTGCGTTTTTTGCTACTGTTATTTGTTTTTCTTTTAGCTCCGCTAAAGTTTCATCCCACTCAATATTTACGACATCATATACAAACTGATTAGTGCTTTCATTAAATTGCAAGCCACTGAAATACTGTGTAAGATCGTTATATTCAGGATATACCACATCATAAAACCCATACCCTTGAAGCTCGATATCTGATAGCAAATCGAATCCTCCAATTATGTTGCCATATGACTTGGGAACTGCTGGGAACGTTTTTATAGTTCCGTTATAATCTTTTGCTTTCATATTATGGTGTTGGATCTGTTGCTGAGGTAGCTACTGAGTATACAAATACTGCATTTACGCTATTATCATCTAAACACTCTACTTGTAGTACGTTAGGATCGGAAGATCCATCGTAGTCGCCGCCGACTTTATGGAGCGTAGTACTACTGCTAGCGTCGGAAGTCAATGTTAATGTTTGAGCTCCTTGCAAAGCATATATAGTTATTACTTGCCCTGTTACAAATCCTGTAAAGTTTAATGTAGTTGCACCGGTTAACGATGCATTCATTTGATATACTGCGGCTGCCGACCAGTCAACACTAATAGTACCAGACGTACTGCTTATAACCGCTGCGTCTGTATAACGCGCTTCTAATACATCCGATGTTACTTTAGTTAATGACATATCTTATTTTTTTCCTTTGTTCTTTCTACACTTTGCTATAGCTCCAGAAGCATAAGCTGATGGAAATACATCATACCTTGCTTTCACACTATGATAGCAACTGTCCTTTAATGGGAATGGCGATGCTAGGTTTGAACCTGATCGTCTTCGACTCATTCTTTTTCTTGTTCGTGGCATATTATCTTTTCTTTTTAGCTGCAGCTTCTAAGAATCCACGTTCGTATTCTAACTGCTTTTCCATATCTAATATCCTGTCCTCAAGGTTGCTTATAACCTTTATCTTTTTATCAAGACGCTCGTGCACAGTCGTAAGCTCATTCTTAATAGCCGTAAACTCTGCAAATACACCGCCTGCTGTAAACACAGCAACTAAAAAAGATAGCACGATAGACATGTTATTCTTTATAAATGTATCTGGCAT